GATTAATGGAAATTTATCCCCAGGAACAGGGGCAACAAATGTAACTATTGATGGAGTGACATCAACATGGACAGGTGTAACAAGCAAACCACAATTCACACAGACGACTCCCGGAGCAGCGTTTCAGTTCACAGAAACGTATCAGGGACCGGGTTTAAGCAATCAGACGATTATAAACAGAACCACAGACATTACAAGCGTCACAGATACAACAAGTATTTTCTCGCAATAATCTCTTTACTCTTTGCCGCACCTGTAAATGCAGAAACTGTGGGTGGCGTTAGTGCCACAGCTTCTCCTGTTGCTAACTCTTCTGGTTCTGTCACAAACCAAGCAATTCAGGTTTTACAAGGACCCTACATCACCAACACATATGGAAACGGAATCCAGTGTCAAGGTCCCACCAGAAACTTTACTCCATATGTAACTGGAACTGCATCTGCATCCAAACCATATGAACCCTATTATTGGGATCCAGTTTATGATGTCAGTGATTTAAATGAAGATGGATTGATTGATAATCCAGGAGATATCCTGTTTCATAAAAAAACAAGAACAGGACAAAAAAATAACTATAGTCTCGGAGTTGGTTTCTCTATGACATGGAGTACACCAATTGATAAAGAACTACAAGATCAATGTAAGCAAGCAGCACAAGCAAGTATCGATATGATGCAACAACTTACTGCCAACAAAAGATTGGATTTTGAAATTGCCAGACTAAAGAACTGTGGAGATTTGATGCTCAAAGGTATTCAATTCCACCCCAAGAGTCCTTATTATAAAATTTGTGCGGATGTGGTGGTAAACAATCCACCAGGACATAAGCATCCTCACTATCACAATATTCCTAACGTTTCTTCTTCTGTCTCGGAAACACAGACCGCAATGCCTTCACTGCGTGATTCATCTGACGCTGCTCAGCTCGGCGCTCCCCTGCAGACAGGACGGGAATAGGTTTCTTCCTAATCGCTGCAATCTTTTTCATAACTTTCTTAACCGTTGGTTTAACTGCTTTCAAAAGTATGTCTGCTAACGGTTTTGCTAATAGTGCTGATGTTGTAGCAATGACAGCAACACCACCCACTTGTACTACCTGCCCACCGCTAGGAAGTCCATCGACGATTTGCTGTGGGAGTGGGACTGCTTCTGTTATCTGGACACACTCGTTGCCCATCAGTTTATATTCAACTACCTTCTTTCTAAATCCTTCTACCAGTGTTCCTACAGGTTCCTTTGCTTCCTGTGCTGGTGTAGGACAATCTACCTTGGCAGTATTAACTGGGGGTGTTTTTGTTACTGATGGTTCTACTTCGGGTGTTTCTGGTTTTTCTGGTGAATCTGTTTTGGGAATACCGGCAGAAGTGGTAGGAAGTATCTTTTCAGGTTCATAGTTGATTGGATCGTAACTAGGGACACCAGCATCACAATAAGTAACTACTCCTTTCGGATCATCAATACCAACCTTCTTAGATTTGTTGTTACTCTCATGAGCTTCAACACATCCAGGAACATCAACAATAGGTACACCAATATTTACTACAACAGGTGGAGCAAGTGGTGTTGATGTGTAATATTCTGTAGTAGTAATAACTTCAGGTATTTCAATCTCCCTAATTTGAATATTGGGAGAAGTGATAAGAGGTATTTCAGGCATCAGTCTTCAAAGAATTTAAAAATACCAGTCCAAATAGAATGAAAGAACACATAAAGAAAGAAAGTTTCAGTTGCTTCTTTCTTCACTCTATTTTTATACGCGGATTGTGCCATAGTCTAATCAAATAACTTTTACTATTTAACAATTCTCAGCAAATTTTAAACTAATGTACCGTGTGCTCTACGAATTTCTCTTAACTCCACAAAGTCTTTCTGTTTAGTGCCACCATCATATTCCCAAGCATACCCTTCGGTAATCATCTGCTCGTTTAATGATAGTTCTGCATCTCCAATATATAACCAACCAAGAAGGCGACCGTACTTACCCATACCACCAACCAGTTCAGTCCTAATAGTGAGTTCGTCATCTCCATCGATAGCACCTTCTAGTTTTTCTTTCATCCAGTTGGTTGCGTCAATGCCCAATGCTTTCTCTTCTAGATCTTTGGTTCTTTTTTCTGGCGTGTCCACACCAGCAATTCTAACTCTCTCTTTTTTATAGAGATCAAAACCCAAGTCAATAGTCACATCAATAGTATCGCCATCCAAAACTCTATCTATGCTCGTCACTCGGAAGTTGTAACAACTCTTGCGACTCGGTGGTGTCATCTTGCCCATCGTCTTCTAACTCCTGGTATGCTAATTTCATAATTGTATATATGTAATAAGCAACTCCCATCAATAGGATAACAAGACACCAGATAATACTCCAGGTCACACCATTAGGATCGTCTAATGGTCTAAGAAATAAGTTCATTCTTTTGGTTTAGAATTTTTGCTAGGGATCATTTGATACGCCAACTTATCCCGTAACTTATTGATTCTTTTTTCATCAAAGTGAGCAAAGTTTGGATACTTCTCTACTTTTTTATAATAATGCAATGCGTTTTGGATGATTGTAAAATCCTCCATTGTCAATTCAAAGTTCATTAGCAGTCATTAAACACAGTTCCAACTTCAGACCCAATAGATTCTCCAACTTGCTTACCAAGAAGAGCTGCCCAACCTGCTGCCAACCATCCAACATATGGAATATTGATTACTGCAGGGACAAGAACTCCAGTGCTAATTGCGGTTCCTGCCATCGCACCTTGTGATCGTGCTCCAGCGTCCGCCACTATACATTCGATGTCTTTTGCACTCTTTCCCTCACCGTCCGCGACGGCACCTCCTCCCATATTGCGGGTGCCTTCCATGGTGTATTGATCTCTACGATACTCAGTTCTTTGTTCTCTACCACCACCAAAGAGACCTCTCTTTTCTTTATCAAGATCTGATGATCTCTGTGACTCTAAGATGGCAGGGTCATTTGCTTTATATTCTATAGTATATCCTTCTCTTCCTGCTGTGATCTTGTAAGAAGTATACGGACCATGTGGGATGTTAATAGTAGGAACCTCAGCAACTTTCGGTTCAGGTGGTCGTCTAATCAGATGTCCTAAGACACCTATATGTGCGACAGCAATTACACCACTGATACTAATAGCAACCCACTTGGTACGTGACATGATTACCTCTTAGGTTCGACAGCAGATACAACAGGTGGTTCTTCTTCTTTCTTTTTCTTTGCTGGTGCGGCACCACCTGACTTAGCAGGACTGAGACCGAACGCAGCTAAAGATCCGGAGAACACCGATGCGATGAATGTGGGATCAAAATCTAAAATCTTTTGACCGTTTGGAAGTCTAACGTAACTGAATGTGAGGAGAGAGGCAGACCAAATAAGTACTACGACTTTCACCAAATTACCAAGAACTTCACTTTTATCTTCATCGCGGTCTTCCTTCTCTACCTTAGGCTTGGTATCTGCCATTAGTAGAGTAGCAAGGCAACTCTATTTAGGAAGGTGCCCGTTTTCCACCAACCATTTACGGGTTAGGGGAGTAGGTTCATAATCAGACCACATGGTTCCTGCAGCACAGGACTCCAATGCTTTCATAGTCATGCCTTCAGTCTTCCCTGCCCAAGTTGCCTCTTTTTCCCAGGGAATAGCACCAGGCATGAGTGCATAGGTTTTAGTTGCGATGTCTTGCCAAATCTTAGGAACATTTTCTTCATTATGAATGATGGCAATCATACTATTCTCAATGCTACCTGCCATGCAATCTTGAGCAGCGTGCCATCCTTCATGCCTCATCACACTCATTAAAGTGCTGGGACGATGCATGAATGCTCTATTAAGAAAGAAATTATTACTTACAGTGTGGTAAACACCACGGTGTCCAGGTGGGAAATATTTTTCATCTGCTAAAAACACCCCAACTCCGACTTGATTAAGGGCAGTGAGCATTCTGTTGAATTCAAGAGTAACTGGAGTAAAGGCATCAACACTAGAATACTCACTAGAAATATCCAGAATACTATGGACTTGTTTGACTCCATCGGTGCATTCTCGTAACAACATGCACCCCATGGCATCCATAGTATAGTAACCCTTGGTGATTTTAGAGTTTTCAGCAAATGCTGGTGCAGCAAAGGATGCTGCTGCCAGCAAACTCATGATAATTTTTTTCATATTAGAGAGAGGGAATAGTAGGACCAGTTGTAGAAGGAACAGCAGGACCAGTTACC